GTGTGCGAGAGCGGGGCGGAATTTTTCGAGAGCCTGCCGTCAGCTCCTATTGTTGCCGGAAACGGCAAGAAAGGGGCGGTCATAGACTACACTTGCACGTTTGATATTGAGACGACGAACAGCGACGCAGACGGATTTGCATACAGTTTTCAAACGTGTATTGATGGTGTGGTCGTAGTTCCCCGATACTTTGAGGACTGGGCAGAGATTATTGAAACGCTCTGCGATAAGTGGCGGGTAACAGAAAAGCGCAAGCTTATAATTTATGTTCACAATCTGGGGTATGAGTTCACCTATCTCATCCAGTTGTTAACGCTTCGCTGGGGTGACTGTAAGGCCCTTTACACGAAGAGCCGTCACCCCCTCACTCTTGAGTTTTCAAATGGGGTTGAATTTCGGGACTCTCTCAAGCTCTTTCAGAAGTCTCTTGCAAGAGCCACAGAGGGGTGCAAGCACGAAAAGTTAAAGGGTGATTTGGATTATTCCGTTTACCGCACCCCAGACACGCCCCTTGATGATAAAGAATTTGCTTATTGTGTGAACGACGTTCTTGGCCTGTATGAGGCTATTGAGCGAATGAAGAAAGAGCGCGGCTTTAATGCCGCAAACACCCCCATTTCAAATACAGCTTTAGTGAAGCAGGAAGTCATGAAAAGTGTGGGCAAAGACAAGCGCTTCCCCGACGTAAAGAAAAAACTTGCCCTGTCGAAAGCTCAGACCTTTCTTGCATATAAGGCAATGGCAGGCGGCGACACACACGGGGCAAGATGGAAAGCAGGGTACACATTCAAGAATTGCAATTCCTACGACTTCAAGAGCGCCCACCCGTCGCAACAGCTTTTGTGGCCGTTTCCGATGGGCAAGCCGTTTGACCTTCCCGACAATGTCGAAATAGGCTTTGCCGATTCACTTATAGAAGACGGTTTCGGCTGGGTGGGCCTGCTCCGGTTTGAGAATCTGAGTATAAAGGATGAATGCCCAGACCCTTGCATAAGCGTCAGCAAGTTTCACAGTGCATCGAAGTTCACGGACGACGACACGGACAACGGGCGAATTTTACGGGTGGAGTGGTGCGAAGTCTATTGTGATTCAAACGACTGGCAGAGAATCAAAGAAGGATATGATTTCGACTCTGTAGTGGTTATGAAAGCGTTTGCTTTTCGCTTGGCTTATCTGCCTGATTCATTCCGCAAAACGATTTTCGAGAAGTTCAAAATCAAAGAGACAATGAAGGGTAGCCCCGATTATATGTTTTCCAAAATCTGCGTGAACACCATATACGGGGCGACGGCACAGAAACAAATTCGGGATGAATATACCGCCGAAATTAAAGACGCTATAGAATGGAAAAAAACCAGATGGGAAGATAATCTTGACGGCATGAGCGAAGACGAAGTGAAAGCGGCACAGTTGGGCAAATCCCGTAACGGACTTGGAACAAACAAGAATTTTCCTTTTCTCTGGGGTCTGTGGACAGCCAGCATGACCCGGTTAAAGCTTTGGGAGTTGCTAAAGATTGTGGGCTGGAATAAGGTCATTTACTGGGATACGGATTCTTGCAAGTTTGAGGGCGAGAAAGTCCCGGCAGTTGATGAATACAATGAAGAAATCAAACGGCAGTGCATTGCCCGAAAGTGCGTTGTCCAGAAGGACAACGGCAAGTGTGTTTATATCGGTGTTGCCGAAGACGAACACCCACAGGCCGATTATGGGTATCAAGAATTCCGTTTTCTCCATGCCAAATGTTACGCCGCGCGTAACTGTGACGGTGTTCTAGAAAGCACCATTGCAGGCGTCGGCAAAAAAGAGGGCGTTGCCGCCCTCAAAAATGATATTGACAATTTGAATGATTTTCTTGTAATTGCGGATACTGGGGCGCAGTTACTCACCTATCACGACGCTCCCGCCCACGTCCGCACCGACTTTATAAAGCCCACCATGTCTGCGTCGTGGATAGTCATGTCTACAAAAAGTTACGCAATAGGTGGAGTGAACGCAGAGAACATTGACATAGAAAGGTTAGGTTAATATGTGGCATTTTATTACTTCTCATCTGGCAGATATTTTTATGGCTCTGAGTGGTATTTTTGCGGGTGCGGCTATCATTGTGTTAGAAGTGGCTATAGGGTCGGTGATTGAAAAGGACATCTTTTCCCGTCTGCTGTATACCTTTTTCGTCTTGGCTGTTGACTCCTTCATCTTGGCAATTCTCACAATTAAATAAGAAAAGCCCCCGCCAAAGCGGGGGCTTTTTGTTACTCGCGGGGAAGTGCAATGGTCATTTTTGCAAGGATAGTCACCGGGCGCGGGACGGGAAGGCCGCCGTCGCCAGCAGTACAAGCAGGAATGGTTGGGAAGGTGTAATCCCCATCAAGCTGAATATAGAACTTGCCACTATCAAACACCCTCATAGTGGTTTTGTCAGTGCTGAGAGAGATGATATGAGACTTCACGCCGCTGGGTGCGTCGGGGTCGAGAATGACCACGGCAGAGCCGCTTTTGAAACTCACCGTATGCGTATAAGTCCCCGGCTTAAGATTGCAAAATCCGTAGATACGGTCAGTATTGCCAACGGGCGTTTGCGCAGTGAGAGAAGAATGAGTGTACAGGTTCATAGCAGTAAACACGCACTCGCTGGTATCCTCAACCAGTTTCATTTTGTGGGTAAGCGCTTCGGTCAGCACGGGGGTACGAACGATAGCGGGGTCGTCCACCACTTCGGTGATAGTCTTGCTGGGGTGCGCCGTTGCCCAGTCACCCACAATGTCGTCCTGCCGCTTCTGGTCAGCGGCGAACTCCAGCTTGGTCACATGGTCGGCGCTTGCAGTCTCAAGGGCCGCAATTTTGCCGTCTTGCTCCGTGTCCTTGGCGTCGAGACGCGCAATGGTTTTTGCGTACTCCTTCGGGTCGATGAGTTCAAGGTGCTCCACCTTGTCATCGACGGCGGCAATGGCAGTTTCAAGGGCGGCGTCCTTGGCTTTGAGGTCTGCGATGTCCTGCGTGTGGCCGTCGGTCTTAGTTTCCAGAGCAGTGATACGGCGCTCATGGTCGGACAGCTCATCAGCGTGTTTTGCCAGCTCCTGAGCGTTGGCGGCGATAAGCTTTCCGTTTGCCAGCTCTGCCGCTTTGGCGCGGTTCGTCTCAGCGGTAAGGGCGGCGTTGGTGGCGTCGGTCTTGGTATCGAGTGCATCCAAACGCCCTTCGGCGTCGGTGGTGCGGTTCTCGAGAGCGTCCAGCCGCCCGTCCTGCTGAACGTCCTTCTGCTGGATGTGGGCGATAGCGTCCGCGTTCTGGGCGATTTTGGCCTCATCTTCGGTAAGGTCGGCCCGGAGTCCGTCGGTGACAGAGGTGAGCCGTTCGATAGCCGTATGGTTATCGGTGACTTCCTTATGCAGGACGGTGAGTTGTGCGGCGTGGTCTTTGAGCTGTTCCGCGTGTTTCGCCAGCTCCTTCGAGTTCACGGCGATGTTGGCGGCGTTGTCCTGAATGTTCGTGGTGTTCCGGGCGATGTCCTGCGTGTTCTGGGAGATAGTAGCGGCCTGTGCATCGTTGACAGTCTCGATTGCGTCCAGCCGTGCGTCCTGCTCCCGGTCTTTGGCCTGAAGTGCGGAGATGTCGGTATCGTTCGAAGTGATTTGACGCTGAAGGTCAGCGTCCTTTGCTTCGAGTGCGGCGATGTCCTTCACGGTCTGTGCCTGCCCGGCCTGAAGGTCAGAGATGGCCGCGTCGGCGTTGTCCACGCGCTCTGCGAGAGCGTCCACCCGGGCGACGGTGGACGCCACGGTGTTCTTCATCTCCGCGTTGTCCTTGTCATACTGGGTGATTTTGTCCCGGAATTCCTTGTTATCAGATGCGAACTCCGTCACCTGCTGGGACAGGTCTTTCACCTGATTTTTGTACTCTTCGACCTGTGCATTATATGCACCGGTCAAAGCCCAGTACCGCGTATTCTTGATGTCAATGCCGGGCGGCACGGGACACTTCGAAGTATAGGACTCGCCCTTATAGGTGACGATAGTCAGGGACTCATATCCCCGCTCAATGTCCCACTCGATGGGGTCAGCGAACTTCGGGACGTACCGCGCCCCGACGTACTGGGACGGCCCGCACCCCGGGGGCGGGGGCGGCGTCGGACGCGGCGGGCGCGGGGGACAGCACGGGTCAGGACGGCAGGGATGACACTCACCGCCCGGTGCATAAGGCGCGGGTTCGATGGGAAAAGGACGACAATTCTTCTCATGTGCCATATTGATAAAGCTCCTTCCTTAGTAATACTTGATAATGAGATGACCATATTCCGGTTCAGTGATGTCTGCACCGGTATCAAAGGTGAGCCACTTCCAGTTAGCAGGGACATAAGCGCAGAAACGCCCGGAGTCGGTCAGCCCAAACCACACAAAATGCACCATCTCATTCACCATTGCGGGCAGGTTCTTGTCTGCCCACTCGATGAAACGTCCATCCTCAAAGTCCCCGCTGTTGAGACGGTCGTTGATACAGTGCTGTGCATCGGTCAGGGCTTTTGTGGCCTGATTCAGAGCGGCGATATTGCCGCTGTTTGCATCCAGCCCCTTAGAAAGCTGTTCCACAAACGCCTGCAAACTCTGAATCTGTCCCACCATCCACCGAAGGTCATACTGGAAAGGGTCGCCCGGGGTGGAATAATTAGGGTAAAGATTGCAGTTCATTATTTCTCCTTTCTGCCGATGAGGCTATCCAGATAGTTGTCAGCGGCAATGGCCTCTTTGGTGAAACTGTTGTTCTCCCACCATGCCCAGATAGCCGCGCCGACGGTCATGCCGGTAGAGATGAGCTGTTCAAGCTGTGCGTCGTCAACGGGAATAGGGCTGTGTCCGGTAGCGCTGAGAATCTGATTCATAAGAGCCAGAATCAGCACGGCGGTACGGGTAAGAGTAGCTACCTTAATTTTATTCATGTGTTCACCCCCTTTCTGAGATACTGAACTTCACGTTCAAGGTCTTCTATCCTGTGGTTTGCAACTTTAAGTTGCTCTTCCAGAACGGGGACTCTTGAAATCAGGGTGTTGTGCTCCCTGACTTCTCGTGTCAGTTCGTCCAGCTTGGTATCGGTGACGGCCTGCGATTTACTGTTGGCGATGAGAACACCGGTCAAGGTGATAATTCCGGTAATTACGGCGGCTATCACTTCATTCATATTCTAACACCCCCGTCAATAACAGTCAAGGCAGAAAGTGCGGTGAAAGTCGTCAGCAATTTTCGTGTAAATATCGAACAGAACAACGGCCCTTTCTGCTTCAATCATCTGTTGGGTGGTCGTGACGCCGATATTGCCGGATTTGCTGTATTCATGTGTCACGGTGACGGTGGTGTTCTCTTTTCCCGTCTCAAGTGACACGGCGTGTTCATTGTGTTTGTTGTCCTTCAAGGACTCATCCCGGGTTCGGTCGTCATACTGGTTTTTCTTGACGCTCCCGCCCTTGGTAGTTCCCTTGTCGGCGTGTTGGTCTTTCGAGATGCTTTCTGCACGGGTATCATCAACCGTACCGTCAGACGCCGCCGAATGGGTATCACCGTGTGTGTCAGACGTGGACAAATCACGGGTAGTTTCAAAGGCATGGTTTTCGGTGTTCTGGGTGGTATCTTGGTCAGTCGTCACGCCCTGCTTGAAGTCGGTGTTTTGGGTGGTATCTTCGTGTTCTGTCCAGTTGGTTTTCTTGGTTTCGTCCGAATGGCCCTTCTCATCGGTGACGGTGTGGCTGGTGTTATCCGGCTGATATGTGGCCTCATTTTCGGCTGACAGTTTGTTTTCGGTATCGCTGACGGTGTTTTTGGTCGTGTCGATTTTGTCCGTCATGGTTTCATCGTGTTTCGTGTCCCGCGTCCCGACGACGCCAGTATGAGAAGTAGTATCGACTTGACTATCAAGAGTGCCTTTAACATCTTCGATGAAGTCCCGGGTCTTCTCACCCTCTGCCGTCGAAAGGTTTTTGTCGTGATAGTGTCCGTCTTCTTTGTTCCACCCGTTATGCACGGTTTTGCTGTGCTGGGTGGCGTCGTCTGTCTTCCAACCGTCAGCGGCAGTGTCTTCATGATAAGCACCGTCCTCAGTGTTCCACCCGCCTTTTGTGCTGTTGGCAGACGCCGTATCAGTTGCCCCGCCGTGGCTGTGGGCGTCGCTCTGGGTGCTGGTATCCCGGTCTGTGGTCGTGGTATCGGTGCTTCTTTCAGACATCTCCGTATTCCAAATGGGATTGTATTCCAGTTTCGTCGTTGCATAAAGCTTTTCCCAGATGGGGCAGTGCTGTTTTGACCAGAAGAAAATCTCATTCTTCATATAGAAAGGGTCGGGGTGGTACAACGGGGCAAGCCCGTGCAGGCGGCGTATTGCCGAAATAGCCTGCATCTTATCCAGCCCCACGGGCAACACCATGTTTGCAAAAAGGTCATGGTCGTACATGAGCAGTGCTTCAAGGTTTGCACCGCTGTCCAGCTCATTTACCAGTGTTCCGTAATAAATCGGCATTATCTTCACTCCCTTCTGTGTCCTGCTTCGGTTCATTGATTTTGAAAGTAATGTTCAGGCCGTACATCTTGTTCACTTCATCAAGGGACTTTTCAAGGCAGATTCTCCATACTTCCCGCCGGTTGAATGTCTCTGCGTCCGCGCTTTCGCTTTCGTTGACGTTCATCCGCTCTTTCTTGTCGGGCTGGACTTTAATTCCAAGTTCCCGGTAGAAGTCCATGAGAATTGTCCGTCTAAACTCCATCAGTTCGGGAAGGATAAAGTTCTTTGACAAGTCACGGTCAATTTGCATGATGGGCAGTTCATAAGCCCCGCCCTCTCCGGTTTTGCCGTCAAGGGGGCGCTTCAAGTCGGCATTAACTACAATAGCAGGCTCACCGTTTGCCAGCCGTTGAAACATCAGTTCAAGACTTCTTCTCTGTTTGTCGTCCTTGGCAAACGCTCCGTAGGCAAACCGGGAGTTCAAGGCGCTCTGCCTGATAGCAACCTCTGCGTGTTGCATCTCGACGGCATACTTGGTGATAATATCCCAGATACCCCGATAGTCAGGCGTGAGCTTGATAACGCCGCACTCAGTACCTATTTCAAGGGGGCGGTTGAACTGGAAGAACTGGGTTGAAATGGTCATCGCCCGGGGCTGATACTGCAAGCCATACCCCGAAGGATACCCGGGCTGTACCACCATGCCATATTTCTTCGTGTTGAACACTACGGCATAACCCATTCTGAAAAGCTGATACATGAATGCATCATAGTCCCAGCCGATTTGTCCGGGTGCGGCTTTGGGCAGGCCGTCAAACTCGATGATTGACCTACATCTCTGGAAGAATGAACGCTCCCAGTAATTGAGGGCGTCAACGGAAATGCTCTTGATGAATGTTCCACATGGAACACCCCCGTCAAAGAAACCATCATAACACTGATACATTATCTTCACCTCACTCGATAAATACGCCTGCGTCCATACACCGGTTTATATATGCAATTTCGTCGGGCATTGCGCCCACGGGTTGACAGCTAAAATCACGGGTTTTGCAATATCCTTCAACGGGAGTCGATACCCTCATGACCGGATACCCATACAACCCCTGATAACCCGGGTCATCAATCGGCGGATAATAAAGCAAAGTAAGTTTTGCTTTCAGTGGTAAATACACCTGAGAAGCACCGGTAAGGCTCCCCACGCTCTGGGTGATGGGCTGAATGGCCTGCGACGCGGCTTGACCGACTGCGCCGCCTACTGCTCCATCGGTGAACGCTCCACCCAAAGCGGACAGTCCGGCGACAGCCGCACCGGCGAAGAGTCCCCCGCCAAAGGTCATAGCCGCACCAACTGCCGTTACTGCCGCACCCAGTCCCTTCCCGGGGTCGATGTTGCTTGACCCGATACCGTAGGGACTTGAGATGTTCGTACTGCCGGTGTATACGGTATAGTCTCCGGCCTGTATTTTGACCGAAACACCGCCGTCAATAAAAGAGAATGCCGTTATCACGGTCACGCTTGCCGCGTCGTTGCACTGGTCTACCGGGATACCCACAACGCCGATGAAAGGAACGTACAACTGAATTTGACAATTCATCCGTTTCCAGTCCTCAGCGGGCCACGGAATGGGAATATTGACAACGTGAACTTTATTGCTATTCGCACTCACGACGGGGGCAACAATACCTGTATCAAACTGCCCCAGAGTAATCTGTCCGCCACCTGTTCCTACCAAACCATCGTCTACCGGAATCCAGATGCAGGAGCGTATATTTTCCGTTGCGTTGCCGCCGAAAAGTAAGTTGTTCATGAACTGGGGAAGGGCTACTTCCCACTTGACCATAGCCGCCGTTTCTGCAAGCCACGTTGTAGACAACACAGTAAGCAGAGTCGCAAGCTGTGTTCTACTTAAAGCATACGCCTGTAAGCCGTTTTTGCCAACTGCTGAAAGAACATAACAACCGGACGCCGAAATTGTGCCGGGACAAGTATCAACTTCACTGCTTGAAACAGTGGGTTTTCTTGCGACATTCTGCCGGGCGTCCTGTAAGCGGAATTGTGCGCCGCTTGCGTCACTGTTAAACCCGTACTCAATAAACGCCTTAGTTTTCAGAATCGTATCCCGGTAAGTTGCCAGTGGGTCAATGGACAGACTGATTTGCCAGATGTTCGCCCGAAGTGTGGTTATATCAGTAATCCAGTAAAATGACTTGGTTTCTTCACATTGACAGTAATTCCATTGCGGCGAAATATTGATGGAATTGATAGTGCAGTAGATAACCGGGTGTTCCATGCTAGTAGGTTTCTTAAAATCGCAACGCTCTTCGTCTTTCAGAACGCTATAATCGAACGCTTTCGTGGAGTTGATTTTCTTCTCCACGTTCCCAAAGTGAAAATGATACCCGTGCTCAACGCTGGGCGCGGGGACAGCTCCATTGAATGTGCCTGCCATTCTATCACCTCTTTCTATAAAATAAGCCCCGCCCCATAGGGGGCGGGGCGTTCAGCGGTTACGGGCCGGGTGTGACCGGGTCAGCCATATAATAAAGAATTGCGTTCTCCGTGGGGTCGAGCGTGTAGTTCATCTTCCAGTGATGCGCAATATTCCAGTACTCGCCGCGCGTGTTAAACGGGGTCGTCCACACGTTGTCCTTGAAGTAGGTCGTTGCCATAGCGCGTTTATCGTACAGCAGGCCCACCACATAGTCGAGCTGTACCGGCTTGCCCTGCTCCGCTTCGGCGGTGTTCACGTTGAACTGAGCGGGCGTCACGCTGATTGCAGAGCGGTCGTTGATGTTCTGCCAGAAGGTGACGCCCTCATAGTTGCCAAAGCTCAGATAACCCGGGCCGAAGATAGCGGGGTAGACCCACGCCTTGGCGTCGTTGATAAGAGGCTGGAACAGAAGAAGTTTCTGCTCACTCTTGGGAGTGTGACGGAACAGATGCAGGGTCTTCCCCGCGTCATCGGTACATACGGGCGTCAGGTGGAACAGTTCAGTAGACTCTTCCAGAAGCGCGGAGTCCGTTTCCAGACGACTCACAAAGAAGGAAAGAAACTCCTGCAAATGAGACGTCAGAAGTTCGTGGGTGGTATAGGTGGTATTCCGGGCCACGTTGAAAGCCGCCGTCAGATTGACTTTGCTTCCCGGCTTGCCGGTGTTGTAGATTGCGCCCATATAGTTCATAACGCACAGCCGGTTTTCCATCTCCTTCCACCGGGCCACGTCGTTCTGAATCTCGACCGCCAAACCCTGCATGAATGCGGAAAACTCAGACTCAGACCGGAATGCCGTGTTGAGCTGGTCGAGAAAGCGGGTGTAGGTCTGGTTCAGAACTTTCTGGTCGCCGTACCACATCTCAAACGGATAACGCTTCTTGATTTTGTACATATCAAGGCTGTTTCCGTCCACCAGAGTGTCGGGGTTCTGCTGGGTGTTAATAAAGTCGGACTGCTCAAATTCGCCCGCAAAGAAGGCGATTTTCCGCATATACAACCCCCAGTCCTGCTCACTCACTTCCACAGAAGTGAAGCGGCCCGTATACGCGCGGCTGGTGATAACGGTGCGGGCCACCATGTTCGAGAGGGCCTGCAAAGTCCCTTCTTTGCTGGTGGAAAGACACATCTGACCCACGTTGATAAAGGAAGAAGTGTCTACCGCCGTCAACGTACGCTGACCGGTGACGTCCTGCAAGACGGCGTTGACGATGGTGTAGACGTCCTTCGGACGGAACACATCGGCCTTGGCGAGAGTAGGCATATTGTTCTTGGATTTTGCCACGGTTTACACCCCCTTCGAGAAGTCCGGCGCGGCGTCCGGGACAGCGGGCGTAATAGCCGCCCTGATGATGTCATCAACCGACACGGCGTCGGCGGTATCCCCGCCCAAACTCCCCGCCGTGGGAGTCGCCAGAGTGTCCAGACGCGCCGTCAGAGCGGCGATGCTCTGGGCCATAGCGCCCCAGTCCGGCGCAGACGGGGCGGCAGGCGAACTTGCAGAAGCAGTAACATTTGTTGCAACGTCACCGGGCAAGGGGGGCGCACCCGTCAGCGGTGCGGCCTTGGGAGTAGTGGGGGCGGGTGCGGGATTGCTACCCAGAAGAGCGGCAATGTCGGCCTTGGAATAACCTGCACGGGCCAGCATAAGAACGTCATCGAGTTTCATTTAATAAGCTCCTTTCCAACGGCTCTTGCCGTTTCTGACATCCACATGAGTGAATGTATGATAGATTCCGATACCCCCAGACGCTCCCAAGAAGCACTCTGCATACTGGGCTACTTTCTCCGGGCTGATACCTTCAATCCAGATGTCAGCCGCCTTGCCCTCGCAATGCTGAGACTTCGGAGAGGCATTTTTGATAGTTCGGTTGTACTCCTTAGAACGGTATCCGCTGTTAATGTGTACCGGCTTGCCGGTCAGGCGTCGAATATTCTCCAAGAGGTCAACCAAACGGGGGTCAATAATGACAGTATCACAGGGGTCTTTCCTGCTGTGAAACTCCTTCACTTTGAAGTGAGGGGAAACAGACGTGTTTGCATCTGTCCTATATGAGTACAATTTCAATCCAAACACTCCTTTCGGGCGACAATACTATAAAAACGGGGGTATGCAAGACAAGAATGCAACTCCACGCCCTTCCGGGGCGCTTGTCTTTTGGAGTCCCCCGCACCTTTATAATAGCACTCACTCTTCCTTCATGTCAAGATATTCTCTTATTTTGATAAGGGCCGGAACATCGGCACACCAAATCTGACCCAAAACAAACATCAAACCGAAGTATGGATGAGCGAGTCTAAAAGTGTTTCGCCCGGCCTGCGTATCGGGGTATACTTCGTGGGACTGGTGCGGGGAACTGCACAGGTAATAGTGTGCATCATCGTATTTGTAACAATACAAATCCCCAACTTTGAACCCCGGTTTCATGCCACGCAAACTCATCGGATGGACTGCTTCAAGATTATTATAACTGAATTTGTTTTCCATTGCCATCTGATAGAACTTTGAATCCTTGTTTTTCATCATGTGTTTCATGAACGCTGTTTGAGCGCGTTTCTCACTGACTCGCTGAGACTTCGGCATACAGAGGAAAACACCACTGTCTGTCAGCGTCCATTCTTTCCCCGTCCTTGCCATTTTCGCAATCTCATCCACAACGCCCAGTTCAACCAGCACTGGGGACGTAATGTCAAAAGCGTTAGCAAGTAGCCACATTCTCAGCGGGGGTTTACCTTCAAGTTCCCTGTTGCCGTTTATGGTAACATAGGCGTTTAAGAGCGCGTCGCCCTCTGCCTTGCGTTTCACAACGATTTTCTCCGGGATGAACTCATCATACACGACATCATGAAAAGCAGAGCCGTTGAAACCACGGATATTCGCAATACTGGGAAGGGTCATCCCTATGCCGTATTTCTTGATGCAGTCTTTGGGCTTTCCATCCTCATACTCATACTGTCCGATGGTGTATGTCACCTTTCCGCTCTTCACGATGTCCACATCAAACCCCTCATTCTTGAGAGGTAAGAAGGGGTTTAATTGTGGGTCTGACGTGATTGCATCAAACTCTGTGGTGGTGCGTCGCAGATACAGAAACGGCTTGTCGTTCGTCAACTCATACAACAATGTGCCGTAGGTTTTGCCCACCTGTCGTTTACCAATGATAATGTTACACCATGCCCCTAAACTAGAAACGGCTGGGATGTTCACCCAGCCGTCTTTTGTATAGAGGTCAAGCGTAACGTCTCTGTTACGCTTTCCCATTGTCACACCTCATACCGGGTTTTCCAGTCCACCGGGTCGCCTGCCTGCGATGCATGGTCGATAACGGCCCGTGCGATGTCCTCTTCATCGTCGCTGTTAAGCCACACCCCGACGGCGTCCACCCACTTGTCAGACTTGTTGCTTTTGTTCTGAGGGGGCGCAACGAACGCGCCGTTCTTGCCGTCGATGACCTTCATGTTGTACAGGGCAAGGCCGGGAAGGTTGAGGGTGAATGCAATGACCTTGTCACTGAGGAAACGACAGCCGCTGACGGTCGCCCCCTTGATGTTCAGTTTGGGCTTGTCGTCATACTCAGGGGCGGCAACGGTCGAACGATTCTTCTTGAAAGTAGTCATAACATAATCTCCTTATTACAGTTTCTGGGCGGCGTGAATGACGTCCAGCTTGTCGATGATGGTATAAAGCAGTTCGTTTGTTTTGGCCTGCGCGTTGTACATCTTCGAAAGAAAGTCAACGATTGCGGCCAGTTTGTTGTTGATGTCCTGCATGGTTCTGTACCCCCTTCAACCGAAAATCCAACGACTGAGGAACTGCTTGCCGACGGGGTCAGCGTTAGCGGGATACAGTGCAGAGGGCTTGAGATGGTCGTTGTAGACCGTAGCAATGAGATGGTTCTGAGCTTTCAACTCTGCTTCCATCTGGGCCATGGTTTTGTTTTCGTGACAGCAGGGGTTCCACGCGGGGCTGTACGGAAAGCCGTGTCTTGCGCCCTCTTCGAATGCCGTGATGGGGACGGGGTCAAAGCGGCCCACACCAGACACGATATTCGAAAGGTTTTCGTCCTTGTCGTACACCAGCCCATAAATATTCTGGGCGGCGTCCTCATAGAACAGGACATAGGACACGTTTGCCGGAATACAACACCCGGCAGTGCAAGTATCAGGCATTGTCTACCTCTTCTTTCTGGGCGGCGTCCGACTCATCGTCGTCCGGCTTTACGCCCGTCTCTTCAAGCTGGCTGTGAAGGTCGTTCCATGCAAAGTCTGCCGGGACGGCCTCACACATTGCAGAGAGGATGTTCGGATAGGTCACATCAAGAGCGTCCATCTCGAACGCCTTCGACCCCGCCTTACTGGCTACGACTTTGTAGCCGTCCAGCTTGGCACACTCAGTACAGGTACGGACATTGTGCGCTTCGATGAACAGAAGGTCAAAAACCTTCTTGGCCTTAACAGCGGTGAGCAGAACGTACTTAATAGAACATTTCATGTGGTCTTATCTCCTTTGTTTGTAAGTGGTTGATGTTCGGTATTTGAAACGCTGTTGTGTTTCATGGTTTTATTGTACTCTTAAACTAGAAGAATTGCAAGGGTTTTGCACCTCTTCATTTGTAAACATTTTATGAACGCTCACTTTGCAACTGCCTCACTTATTTCTGTGTCGTGAATCCTTTTCATGTATCAGATGAACGCGCTTCACATGAACGATTTTATATACTTCACTCTCCTGTAGTGAAATAAATTCATGTTTGGGGAAACTAACATGAAGACGGAAATGATGTGGAGGTAGCTGTGGCTC